TGGCACAATGACCGTATCTGCTGATTTCGTGGTTGATAGTTTCGGTATCAACAGCTATCTCGAGCTATCCGCGAACGAGGCGGTCAATTTCTACCGGGGTGTTGATGTATCGATATTCTTCAATCCCGGACCCGCGGAGTTGAGATTCGGCATGACCTATCTGGACGATATCGCTTTCGTGGATGATGTCGGCTATTCGAACGCACCCGCGGCGGTAGAAGGATTTGGGATTTATGGCACAGCGAAAATTAGCTATTAGTATTCTCGCAATCCTGCTGCTGGTATCCTTCGCATTCGCCGGCGGGCAGGAAGAAAAGGAAGGAGTAACGTTATTCGTAGCACTTGCGACAGACCCTTCGGAACCTGACTATGATTACATTACACAACCTTTCTTTATCGAAAACCCGCAAGTCAAACTCGAATGGGTGCCGATCAGTGTTGCAGATGCATCTACGATTGGCATGGACGCCAGGATTGCTTCAGGCCTACCCGTGCATTTCTATCATGATTATATGTCGCGGGCCGGCAAGTTTGCTGTTCCAAAAACAAAAGAAAATCAGGCTATCTGGGCTCTGGATCTATCGAAGTACATAGATGATCTGGACGATTATATGCCCAGGGTGCTCGATCCTTTCTGGAAGGATGGCAAAATCTATACGGTACCTAATGCATCCTTGATAGTGGGGCAGCTGCTCAATCTATCGGTTATGGACAAGGCGGGCTATAAACCTCCACCCGTAGAGGGATGGACGCTCGCAGAGTTCGTGAAATGCGCCCAAAAGACAAAGGCCGCCCAAATACCAGATACCTATGCCACGTTGATGTTTGCTGAGAACCGGAGCGGGGACTGGATGTATATGGGGTGGTTATCTTCTTTCGGAGCGCAACTATTTGACGGAGGCGACTATTCGAAAACGATAATCGATTCTCCGGAAGGGCTGAAAGTATTCGAGTTTTGGAAAGCGCTGCAGAATACCGGATTCATCCCTTACGATGCAGCGGTAATGAATGACGATCATGCCATCGAATATCGGAACGCCGGCCGGCTTGCCGTGATGGGCGATCGAGCGGCAGACTTCAACAACCCAATATATCAGCAATCGCTTGTTGATTCCGGAATGATTGAAGAGCCTTACCAAACAGCGTTCTATCCCTATCCGAAAGGGCCAATAATCGAGAAGGTGCCGATGGTCACCAGTTATGATCTTACCGTAGCCTTTGACGTAGGGACCGAAGAGGAGAAAGCCGCGGCCGCCAGCCTGGCCTGGTATTTTACCAATACAGCAACACAAACCTATCTATGCACCCAATTGAACAAGTTCCCGACACGTAAATCAGTTGCGGATGTGGATCAAGCCTGGTGGAGAAATATAAAGGCGCTGCTTGTAGCAAACGGAACCCTTGACGTAGGCGGGAATCTCGGGTGCTACGACGGGATCCGGGGAGCGATGTTCCCACAGTTGCAGAAGTTATTCATCGGCAAGGCATCGCCGGCGGAAGCGGTGAAGTTATACGCAGAAGCACTAAACAAAGTTCTCAGTGAAGACCAATAAAGCGTATCTCTTCCTGCTACCCGCGGGAGTGTTTTTCATAGTATTTACCCTGACCCCCATCGTAATGATGGGGGTCATTTCCCTTTTTGAGACAAACTATATTACCAGCGAGTTTGTTGGCCTGCGAAACTATATCGATGCGCTAACCAGCCCGGATTTCCGCCAGTCTATCGTCAACAGCCTATTCTACTGCGCCTTTACTATAACGCTCGGTACATTTGTTCCGTTGGCTGTAGCTCTTACCGCTTATCGGTATTCAAATGCCTATCGGGATATCGTTCGTTTCGCTTTTTACGTACCATCGCTGGCAAGCGGTGTCGTAATAGCGAATGCATGGAAATGGATCTTTGATTATCGAAAAGGATTGGCAAATTACTTATTGAGCGTAGCGGGGGCAGAACCGGTGATGTGGTGGGGGCACCAGGTAACAGCTATAGGGATTATCAGTTTGATCGTGGTGAATCTTTGGATGGGCAATTGGATCATCCTATACCTGGCTGTGTTGACGACTGTCCGGAAGGAAGTCATTGACAGCGCCAGGATTGACGGGGCCAACTGGCGACAGATACAGACAAAGATATTGATTCCGTTAATATCACCATGGGTATTATTCATAATGCTAATGGAGATTATCTCAACGTTTCAAATCTGGGAGAATATCTATCTGCTGACCTCCGGCGGTCCCGCGAATACAACGGCTACGGTAGTCTACAACATCTATGATACGGGATTCCTTCAAAGCCGTTATGGGGTAGCAAGCGCCAGGAGCGTGATACTGGTTTTGATCGTGCTCGGGCTGGCCCTGGCAAAGAACAGACTGGAGAAGAGAAATTGAAATACTTGATCTTTGTTCTGATTCTGATTCTTCTCTTCCCGCTCTATTGGATGATCATCGGTAGTATTCAACCCTCGGCAGGCGTTATGAAGCTACCGCCGAACTGGATACCGCGGAATATCACGTTCATTAATTTCGCATATATCATTAAAGAGACAATGATACTTCGCTGGACGATCAACGCCATAATGCTCAATACCATTTCTCTGTGCATCCAATTGTTCTGCCTGGTAACGGCCGGCTACGCATTCGCAGCGTACAAGTTTGTCGGGAAACAGGTGATCTACTGGACATTTGTAGCAAGTTTGATTATCCCCTGGCAGGGACTCCTGGTTTCTCGTTATATACTGATGCGGCATTTATATCTACTCAATACCTGGTTCGCAATCATAGCCCTAAATGCGTTCGCCCCAATCAGTTTTGTTTTCATCAGGAATTATTTTGAAAAAATCCCTACATCGATGATTGACAGTGCTCGAATTGATGGAGCGAGAGAAATCCGGATATTGTTCCAGATTATCTTGCCACAGTGCAAACCTATTCTTGGCTATCTCGCCCTCAGAAGTTATCTGATAGCCTTTCAAGATTTCTTCTGGCCGATGCTCGTATTGAATGATAAACGATTGTTTACATTACCACTTGGTATCGTGCATTTTCTGAAAACATTCACATCGACACATGGCTTATTGGTACTTCAACAACTTTTAGGGTATGAGCTTGCTGGGGGAGTGCTGCTCCTACTGCCCGCCATAATCATATTCGTTATTTTCCGGAAGACATTCCGGCAACAATTCCTCGCGGGAGGGATAAAAGCATAATTCTCTGGGAGGGGAACTACATGGACTATCAAGAATATTTACAAACAGATCACTGGAAACAGGTACGTAAACGGGCGAGAAAAAGAGCTGGCAATCATTGTCAGATTTGCGGTAATCGTTCAAAACTCGAAACCCATCATAATAATTATGACAATTTAGGGCATGAAAAAAATAGTGATGTAATCGTTCTTTGTGATTCTTGTCATATGCTCTTTCATGGCAAACTCCCCGAAATTGGCGGTAATGGTCATGGTTTTGCAAATGATTGGAAGTCATATAAAATAGCAAATCTGATGGGCATTTCTTCTGAACTTTATGTTCTACTCGCGGTTGCATGCAACTATGAAATTTTCTCAGAAATCAGAAAAAAAATCTGTTTAGACGATCTTGAGGATCGACGGGCAAGAAAATTTTTCGTAGCCCTTGAGGAGTGTTATAGGCAGGGTGAAATGACAGAAGAAGCACTACTGGGACGATTAGAGGATGAGGAGTTAAGGGAATTGCTTTTAGGGAGTATTACTTCAAATACATTTAAAAATGCTGGAAGGCTGATCTCGGAAGGCCTACGCGAGATAATACGCCGCAGCCTAGAGAAACTAAGGCGAGCGAACATATCTGCCCTAGTTCGCTCCAATAAAGATAGCGACCCGAAGGAACTCAAGCAACTTCTTGTCGATAAAATATATTTAGATAAAGAATTACAGAAACTTAGAGGGATGACTACATGACAACAGTTGCAACTATCGTTGCCCGGGGCGGATCTAAACGGCTGCCGGGGAAGAACACTATGGATTTCTGCGGCCACCCGCTTATCGCCTGGTCTATCATCCAGGCCAGGGCCTGCAAGGGGATTGCGGAAGTCTATGTTTCGACTGACAGTGAGGAGATCGCCGACATTTCACAGGAATATGGCGCGATCGTGCTGATGCGAGAAGATCCCCGTGAATCATTTGATATTACCAGCGGTGGCGTCCCTCTCAGCATTATGGCTCAACAAATTGACAAAATGCGGCCGGTAGATGCATTCCTGCAGTTATTCCCTACATCCCCGCTTCGCAAACCAGGAGATTTTGACCGTTTGATCCAGGCTTTCAAAGAGACGGGCGAAATCCATAATTGTGCATGCTTCATTAAAGATGCATTTATATATAAGAAAATCGATTATCATATCTACCGACAAGCAATACGAGACAAAACAAATTCTTATTTATATGAACTTGGAGGTTTCAATATTCTACCTGCAAAATATTGGGACAAACGGCTTGTTGACCAAGGGAATGCCATTGATTGGAATGATACCAAAACATGGCAAGAAACTATACACCTAGTGGATTCCGATGATCATTACTATCTTCTTGTTGATTGGTGGCAGGTTCATGAAATTGATCGGCAAGCAGATTTCGACTTGTGCGAATTCTTTTTCGAACGCTATCTTTTAGCCGAATGGGAGGCAATCTATGAGCGATTATCCGAAGGAATGTGATTGGCGGTATGACCCGGGGCAATTCAACGAATTAACCGAGCGCGGGGTGGTCACACTTGAAATGATTTATAGCCACTTTAATCATAAAGATGTCTGGTGTGAGTTCCATCCGGAATACTGGACGATCAAGAGCCTTATGGGTTCGCTCGGTCGGCTGTTCCGGCTTCATTGGGAGGCGAGGTTTTACCAGCGCGGTAAAGCCAAGGATTTAGGAGTCCTGGACGACGGACAACCGAAAGGACCGGCAATTATTATCGGATCAGGCCCGACTCTCGACGGTGCGTTGCCTTATCTGAAGGACTGGAAAGGTGCTATTTTCTGCAACAGCTCGCAGGCCAGCACTTTGATTTATCATGGCCGGCATCCGGATTATGTTGATATAGCTGATTGCCGAGTCTCACCGGAGGAACTAGAAGCTCCATGGGATTACAAAAAGACTTCCTGGATCATCAATCCCGGAGTGCATCCACGGCTTATTAATTTCTGGAAAGGACAGACGTATTACTATCGGATTTACGAGCCGTATTACGATTTCTACGGCAAGGTGCAACCTCGGGTATATGGCAGTTTTATCAAGACTCAGAGCTTTCCTTTCGGCAGTCAGCCTCCTATGGCAATATCTCATGCAACAGCAATCGGCTATAGTCCACTCTTTCTTGTCGGATGTGATTTCGGATTCCCTGGCAATATTGACCGCTTCACGTCATGGCGAAAACCGAAAGGTAAAAAATGGCAATCGTCTTCCCCAAATACAATTGGTGTTCAGAGTAAATTTATTATCGAAACAGAAAATGGCGTATTATCTGTTGCACTCCATATATTTTATCGGGATCAGATGTTCCGGGTCATAGCCCTGGACGTTCCCCAAATATTTTATTGTATGGTTAATGAGCAGCAAGGCATTATTACTCCGGAGCAGATGCCGCGGGTAAACTTTGAGGATGTCATGGAAACACAAGGACTGGGATTCACGAATTGCTACCGTAGCTCGGAAGAGATCCGGAACTCGGCGCTTCGTTTTCTGGCAACCAAGGGCATGTTTTTATTGCAATGTAAAATCGGTCATAAATTTGTAGGCATGGGAGATTGGCGGGATGATCTTCGGGATATCGTCAACATGGCGAATCAAGGAAATGCTGGGATTGATTATGATACGACATACAAATATCTTGAAGAACTGACAGAGGGAATGAGTTTTGAAAATCTAAAGAAAAAACCTATTCCTGATGTTGATAAAATAGTTCAGACAGAAGAATCCTATATCAAGGAAGTCGAGAAAACAAAACAGGAAGAGAGTTCCTCCGTCGAAAAGGATAAATAGTTATGCCTACAATGTCTTTCCAACGCCATATCGATTGGCTTGAGCTAACAATAAATGAAATACTTATGACAACTGGATATGGTGATGCCGGCTTAATCTTTCATATACGAGATGGAAAGATCGAATGGGTAGAGAAAGTTAAACGAGAGACGGAAAAACCACTTGACAAAAAATAGGGAAGGGATATATATTTAAGACTACACACGGAAAGTCGGTTTTTCGCCGACTGAATAACAGAGGCGAGGAATCGATCAGTATAGAGATATGCTGATCGGTTCCCCGCCTTTTTTGTTGTCCAGGAGGAAAGAGATTAACGAATCCGACCAGTTCACAATTGCAGAACGCCGATTCTTTTATTCCTTATTGAGAACGAATGGCAATCAGAAAGCTGCCTTTATTCTAGCCTTTCCTCATAAGAATTTAAAAAACCCTGATTCCGCCGCAACAAAAATGATGAAGCGGATACGGAGTAAATACAATTTCAATGCTTTACTTAACGAATCTGGGCTTGGATATGAACGTCTGATTTTCAAAATGGCAGAATTGCTTGAGGCAAAGAATACGAAATTTTATCAGGACGAAAGTCTTGGCGAGTTTCCAGACAACGCAACACAAATGCAGGCTGCCAAAACTTTAGCCGAGATGCATGGTCTACTCAAGCAGGTTGTGGAACATCAAGGAACGATTACTCTCACCGATGCAATCCAGAAAAATTATGAAAACCGTAAGGCTTTATATCTAGTGGAGAATGATGAGCACAGCGATAGCAACCAAGGCTGACAGTCTCGTTGAGGCTATCGGCTATTATTATGATCATCCCGTGGCTTTCGTTCAGGATATATTGGGCGCAGAACCGGAAAAAGAACAGGCGGATTTTCTTGCAGCCCTGATACATCGGAAACCTATCGCCGTTAAATCCGGACATGGTATAGGCAAGACTGCGGCTGAGGCCTGGGCTATCCTTTGGTTTCTCTCTACCCGCCCATTCTCCCGTGTTCCCTGCACTGCACCTACGGGGCATCAACTCGATGATATCCTCTGGCCGGAAGTTGCAAAATGGCTGTGGCGAAGTCCACTAAAAGACGATTTTATCTGGACTAAGACTCGATTGTGTGCGCGGGATCACGAGGAAAGCTGGTTTGCTGTGCCGCGGTCTTGCAATCGGCCGGAAAACCTTCAGGGTTTCCATGCTGATGAGTTGCTATTTGTGATAGATGAGGCCCCGGGTGTCCCGCAGGAAATCATGGAAGTGGTCGAAGGTGCCATGACAAATCGAGGCATAGGCCCAGGCGAGGCTGCCCAGCTCCTGATGACCGGCAATCCTACACAGCTTTCCGGTACTTTTTTCAACGCCTTCCACCGTGACCGGGCGCTCTATCAGACCTTCACCTTTTCTTCAGAAAACTCCTCACTCGTATCATCGGAATATTGCGAACGTCTGGCCGCGCTATTCGGCAAAGATTCGGATGTTTACCGGGTCCGTGTTTTGGGACAGTTTCCGAAAGGTACATCGGATGCTTTTATCCGTTTGGATGCGGTTGAAGCGGCAATCAAGCGGGAAGTAAAAGCAGAGGGAGCAATAGAGCTCGGGATCGATCCGGCTCGCTATGGAGATGACAAGAGCGTTATCTGCTGGCGCCGTGGGCTGCAAGTCCAACCCTTTAGATCCTTCCACGGTATTAATACTTCCCGACTTACAGGCGAGACGGCCAAGCTGATAAGAGAGATCCGGAAAACGGGCTACACGGGAAAGATCAAGATCAAGGTTGATGATACGGGGATCGGCGGCGGAGTGACCGATCAACTGCAGGAACAGGAGCAGGCGCTCAATATCTTTGTGATTCCTATCAACTTCGGAGGGGCATCGCTTAAACCGGAATATGCCGATCGTGGTGCTCAAATGTGGGGGGACCTCAAGGAAGCGCTTGCCACTATACAGCTACCGGCGGATGAAGAGATGACCGCAGAATTGTCAACGCGGAAATACAAGCTGCAGCCAGATGGTAAAATCAAGCTCGAGCGCAAGGAAGATATGAAGAAACGGGGGATCACCTCACCGGACCGCGGCGATGCTCTGTGTCTTTGCTTCGCGCATGGAGGATTCATCCTTGTTTGACCGAATGAAAGCCTGGGCCGGGAAAACAATTACGAATCTCATCATAAAAGGTGATGTCAACTGGTGGGTCAATTTCAAGAAGATGGCCAACGATGAGGACATGGCAACCCATGTGAACATTGGCGATGTCATGAAAAACCACGCCTGGGTAAATATCTGCGTTACTACCAGGGCAAAGAATATAGCCCGGGCGGATTTCCAGATCCTCTCAGGCGACCAGCCCCTGGAAAGCGGTCCTATCTATGATCTTTTTACCAACGTTAATCCCAGCATGAGCAGGTTTCAGCTTTGGGAAGCGACTGAATCCTTTCTCTGGTCCCGCGGCGAATGCATCTGGATCTATAACGATGATTATACGATGGGAATACCTACAGAGATATATCCCCTCGATCCGAAATTATTTTCACATGTGCTGGATAAGACCAAGCGGAAAATTACTATGTGGGAATACAAGGATAATCAAATAGAGATCCCTTTCCTGCCCGATGAGCTCATTCACTGGAAACTCTGGAACCCGTGGAACTTCTTCCGCGGCGTATCCCCAGCAACTCCCCTGGCCTACGAAGTCAATCAAGATTGGTTGGCAGCAAAATCAAATCTCAATATCCTGCGGAACGGTTCTGTGCCGGATGGATTGTTGACTACAGAGCAATCTATCGGTGAAGAAGAGGCTGAACGAGTCAAATTGAAATGGATAAAAGAACATGGGGGAGTTGACCGCTCACATATTATTTCGGTTCTCGGGCACGGTGTGGATTATAAAGCTATCACTCTGACCAACAAGGATATGGAATACGGGGAGATGAAGAACTGGAACCGGGCGGCTATCTTCGCTCGCTATGGTGTGATGCCCGGGGTTGTCGGTGTGAAAGATAAATCAAGCCCATTATCCGGTAAAGATCGGCAGGAGGAAATGAAAGCCTTCTGGACCCTTTCGCTTATTCCGGAGCTGAAGTTCTTCGAAGACAAGCTGGCAACGGATTTCTTTGGACGGCTGAAGACCAAGGGCCTAATTCCCAAATTCAATCTGGACAATATCCCGGAACTGCAGGAAGACGAAGACGAACGATTCAAGCGCTATGGGGAGGCGATACTCAAGGGATTGATGACGCAGAATGAAGCCCGCGAAGCACTCGGATTCGAAGAGTCTGTAGAATGGGGCGATACCTGGTATAAGCCGATGGGGTTGACTGATGTGACGGGAACGGCAGAGCCCCTGGCGATACGCGATGTAACTCCACCTCCCCAGAAGTCTACGCCCAGTAAAATATTAGTTGGACTTCGAGTTCTTGAAAAACCTAAAAGCAAAACTCAAGAACTATACACCGACATATACAAAACTAATCACTGGTGGAAAATGGCGCAGTCAGAGGATGACGTGGAGAAGGAATACAAGAAAGCCGTACGCCAATGGTTTTACGATCAGAGATCCCGGCATCTCACCATTATCGCTGACCATCTCAAAAGCATTACCGTCAAGGCGGATCTTCCCTGGGATGAACTCGAGGAAGAGCTGCTCAACGATCATTACTGGGGCGAACAGGCCGGCAATATCCAGAGTATTTCACAGAAGTATTTTATCCTCGGTCTGGAACTCACGGGGGATGATCTGCTGAAACTATTTAGTGATCTAGGCTTATCGGTTTCTGAAAGTTTTACTATCTACGATACCGGCGCCGTTGCCAAGTTGAATGATCGTCTGGATAAGGTGAGTGATATCACCGAAACGATCCGTGAGCAGATGCGGGATACGGTGAAAGACGGTATCGAAGGCGGCTGGACTGAGGCTGAACTCTCCGGCGCTATCCGAGATAAATACAATATCGCGCAGAACCGGGCCGATACCATAGCCAGAACTGAACTCGGTGGCGTGATCAACGACAGCCGGACCGAAGGATTTACATCTGTTGGATTCAAGCGGCATTCCTGGCTTTCGGCGCGGGACGGGAGCGTTCGACCTACACACACGATTGATGGCGAGACAGTAGAAATCGGGAAGCGATTTTCAAATGGCCTGCTCTATCCGAATGATCCGGGTGGTGCAGCCGATGAAGTTTGCAATTGCCGGTGCATCACGCTACCGGAGGAGGACTGAGATGCCATATCCCGAAGAACACGCATGTAGACTTAATGATCCCGGGAAATATGATAGATTCGCTCGGAAGAATTGCGAGCAGAAACATAACGGTAAATGCATCGATGTAATCTATGGAATCAAAAGCGGCAAATCCGAAATCCAGGCGCTCCGATATCCTAAAAAAATATGGGAAGTAGCAGCTGCCAGGGCGCACTGCAAAAAACAAGAAGGGAAATTTGAGGCCGCGAAGAAGGGGAATCCTATCATGCAGTTTATGATCAAATCCGATACCGGAGAGTTTGAACATCAGCAAATGCCGGAGATCAATCTCCTTGAATGGTTTCGAAAGAATACAGATGAAGATGGGAATGTCAAAAAGGAAATCGTTATCTTCCAGGATGCTATCTGCAAGGTTGCAGACGATGGAGCGATATCCTGGGTAATGTCCGATTTCTCTGTTGATCGAGATCTCGAGCGAATGGACCCTGCGGGATGGGATCTCAAAAACTTCAAGAAAAATCCCATCGTTCTCTGGTCTCACGATTTCATGCGTCCAGCCATCGGGAAAGTAGAATCCCCGCGAGTGAAAGATGGCGAACTTGTCGGGCGGGTACGATTCAGCTCGAAAGAAGTAGATCCGTTTGCGGCCATGATCGAGGGAAAGGTCCGGGAGGATATCATCCGTACCGGCTCTGTCGGATTTCTTTCAAGAAAAATAGAGATCCTTGATGATCCAGATAAGCCCGAAACCCTGATCCATCGGAAGCAAGAGCTCTTCGAGTTCTCTATCGTCAATATCCCCAGCAACGTAAATGCCATCGCATCACGAGGAATGAAGGAATATAAAGAAAAAATAGAAAACATACTAGAGGAATTTGAAAAATCCATAAAGGAACTATGTCTACACGGCGAAACATGGATGAAGAATCTCAAGGGACAAAAGAAATTATCATATATTGAATCGCTGTTGAAGCAGGATCGCCACGAAACCAGTGGCATCAAACATCTGCTGAAGCGTGAGACGAAACAAAATTTAGAACTAGGAGGTATCAAATGGGAGATACCATCAAAATCGAAACACCCGAAGAACTCGGTAAGCTCTTAGGGGAACTCAAGGATAAGGTTGACGCAACCTCCTTGAAGGTCGAGGAAGCGGCCAAGAAGGGTATCGATGAGCCCGAATTTGTGGCTGCCCTGCGAACCCAGCAGGACGAACTCAAGACACAAAACGAGCTTTTCTTAGAGAAG